AAAACGTGACATCATTATGCGCCTCCTCGAGTTGAACAACGATGCCATCAACGAAGCAATGTTCCACCCAGAGAATCGACACACTGTCGCTGAACTCGTAGGCATCCCAGAACTCACAGTTCCCGGAGACGCAGACAGGACCAAGCAACTCTTCGAGATCTACGAACTACTCAAGGGTCAGCCACAGCCTGTCGGATTGAATCCGATGGATGGAACTCCGATCCTTGAAGCGTCTGTTCCGATCGAGAAAGAGGTTGACGAGCACGGTGTCCACATCGCCATCATCAAAGAATGGTGCGTAGGCGAGATTGGGATGGATCAGAAGATGACGAATCCCGGTGGCTACATGAACGTCATCGCTCATCTACAGGCGCACACGGAGGCCGAGCAAGCTGAGATGATGGAACAAATGATGATGCAAGGTGGAGCGCCTCCTGGAGGACCTCCGCCGTCAGGAGGAAAAGGATCGCCTCCGAAAGGTAAAGATACAGAGTCAATTCCGGCTCCAAGAGGTGTAGCAAATGTTCCATAAGTTTCTATTTCCGTTATACGACGATTCCGAGTCGTTCGGTGGACCCGGCGGTTCCACACAGTCTGACTTAGACATTTTGAACGCTCCTGACGAACCCGAGGCTGAAACCGAGACGGTCGACGAAGAAGCTGTCGAGCCGGTCGATAAGGCTGACGAACCAGGAGAGGTGACTTTTGAAACTCCCGAGGAAGCTGAAGGAACGGAGACGACAAAGGAGGAAAAGCCTCCTGTTGCTGAGGAGCCTGATGACGCAGAGGTTCCAACAGGTCAGCTACGTTTCAAGGACGTCAAGGGAAAATTCCCGACCGTCTTCAAGGAGTTCCCTCAGCTCGCTACAGCTATCCGCAATGACCGAGCGTATGGTGAGATATTTGCGTCACCGGAAGACGCTCGAGACGCTGCACAGCGCGCCTCTTATTTCAACACGCTCGAAGGACATCTGACTGGTGGCTCAGTAAAGGAGTTGCTTGGCGACATCGAGAAAGCAAATCCCGAGACGTTCAAGAAAGTTGTGCGCGATTTTCTACCGACTGTCAAGTCAAAGTCGATGGAACTGTTCGCTGAGATCACGCTACCGGCTGTCAACGACGTCCTCAGGAGTGCGATTCGCGACGCAGAGGGCTCCGAAAATGTTAATCTACGCAATGCCGCTCTCCACATTGCTAAATATTTATACGGCAAGCCTGAGATACCGGATCTCGACGCTAAAAAGCCAGCGGCATCGAACGAGGAAGAAGAGCGTATCAAAGCCGAACGTCAAGCTTTCTGGCAAGAGAAGCAACAAGACTTCACAAACGAGTGCTTCACGACAGGGCGAGACGAAACCTTCACGGAAATCGCGAAAGGTATCGACAACGACAAGTCAATCTCGCCGTTCCTCAAGTCCACGTTGAAGGAGAAAATCTTCAACGAGGTCGATCAACTTCTTGCTAAAGATACACGTCATCTTCGTCAAATGAATGCTCTGTGGCGCAAAGCCGAGTCAACTGGGTTTCAAAAAGAGTCACGCAGGGAAATCATAGACGCCTACCTGCGAGGCGCTAAGGCTCTGATACCATCCGTTCGATAGAAGCTCCGTGCCGAGGCAGGACTTGTTCCTGCTGGTAAACAACCCATTAAACAGCCTGAGACATCTAAACAGCGAACTAACATTCCGCAGTCTGGACGGCAAGCCTCAGGTCAGGCCGCTAAAATCCCGTCGGCCCGGGACGTGAACTGGGGAAAGACTTCCGATCTGGACTTCTTGAATGGAAAGTATACGCCGAAAAGAAGGTCTCAGTAGGAGTTACCTGTCATGGCAATGGACGAAACTCAGGTAGCTGCTACCGAATTGGAGAACGTCCGAAAGAAGATTCCGATCCTTTTTGACAAAGAGGACACCTTTTACTCGCAGATCGAGAAGGGTGAGGTCGAACAGATTTCCAGCCGGGATATGAGAATCCCGCTCGAAATTCGGCCCGGTGGACGCTTCGGACACTTTGATCCGGCAGGCGGCGACCTCGGACGCGGCGAAGGGCCGACTTACGAGAAGGCGGTCATCAACACCGTTCACTTGCGCCACGCAATCGAATGGCACAAGAAGACGGAATGGTCGACGGATTCGCAGCGCAAGGCTGTGGTCCAGTCGGTCAAGAAGCTCCTTGCCTCCGGAATGGTGGAGTTTCGCCGAGCGGTAGATGCGCTCGCTGTGTCTTCCGACGGCACAGGGACGCTGGGAACCGTCTCTGCTTACTCCACGTCCGGCGGCAAGGACACGCTGACCTGTGCATCAGACGGCTACGGCGTGCGCCTGATGCGACACGGTCAGCTGTTGTCCCTCTACGACGCAACGCTGGCGGTTCGCAAGCCCTTCGTCGGGGCAGCGACGCTCAACGGTGAAGCGCCTATCGATCTTCTGGACTTGCAGAACAAGACAGTCCGGATGAACGGTGCGGCAACGACGCCGGTCGCTGGCGACAAGCTCGTAGTCAGCGGTCTGACGTCGACTCCTCCGATCTCGCTTTACGGTGTTCCGTATCACGTATCGAATGCGAGCACTGGCTCGTGGCTCGGTCTTGATCGTGCGCTGTTCCCCGAGATTCGGGCGAATCGTGTCAACGCCAACGGAACGTCGCTGGCGCTTTCCTACGCGCGCGTTGCGCTCAACAAGGTCGGTGACCGTCTTGGTCAGGACCACGGCAACCGCGCAACAGCGTGGATGCATCCCGCACAGATCCAGGCTTACGAAGAGCTTGGTCAGTTGGTCATGAACATCGAAAAGACCGCTGGCAAGCAGAGCCTCGATCTCTACTTTGGTGACGGCGACAACTTCAAGATCGCCGGAACCTCCATCCGGAAGCACTATTCGTGGGACAAGCGTCGGATCGACTTCCTCGTGATGGACACGTGGGGGCGCGCCGAGATGCATCCTGCCGGATTCTACGAAGTTGACGGACGGAAGATTTTCGAAATTCGTGGCGCTTCGGGTGGCGTTGCGACGTCGCAAATCTTCTACACCGTGGCTTCGTTCAACATCTACAACTCGAACCCCGCGGCTTCGAGCTACATCGACAACCTCGCAGTTCCTGCGGGCTACTAAGGAGAAGGGGGAGTCGAAAGGCTCCCCCAGTTCTATGGATTCATTAGAGATGATCTTCATTAACAGGCAACTTGAGAATCGCTGGGGCAACAAGTATCGTATCGTAGAGGCTGACAAAGAGTTCGAAACGCGCTATCGGAAATTTTCTAAATTTGATAACTCCGGTAACTACCTCGGAGAAACTGAGGAAACCGGCAGATTTAGAAAGTATCCGAACTGTCGAAACTGTATAGTTCTCGAGAAGAACGTTAGAGATCAGCCGGTTCCAATTGAGATAAAGGACTGGAACGGTTGGGAGATCATCTAGCCTTTCAAGAAACCAAAAACAGATGATCCGATTGATCCAAACTTAGAAGTGTGCATGTATATTACGGACAAGTTAGAGAACGGAGTCCGTATGACTGCACAGGATTGGAAGGATCTAGAGCAACGACAACACGAAGCCGAAGTTGAGAGAGTTTACGGACTATTAGGGGGCGATTGATGCCGAAAGATTTTGCTACTGCTTCAACGATTATCAGTTTGTTTCCTCTACCAATCTTCGAGAGGAAGCCTCTGATTCCAAGTCTCTATCAAGTTCCAGCTTCAAAGCGAGAACTCGATCCACAGATTCTTGTCGTCAAGGAAGGCATCTTCCATGTCTATCTTGACGAATTTCGCGGCATGATGACCATTCGGACGCCAGCTATTACAGTGGCAGACTCGGTCGTCAGAGATTTCATGGACAGCCAGTATATGGCATCAGACGACGCCAGACCTGCGCTGTGGCACATTCCAGGTGAGTGGTCACCTATCGATATCGCGACCGATCGTGAGCAACAGAATCGCATACAAGCTGAGAACTCTCTGCAACTCGAGTGGTTCAAACGCTTGATCGTCATCGCCGACGACGAGTGGCAGAAGTTCCATCAGCATCGGATGATCACAGAAGTGCAGAAGGTTGCAGCTGGTCGTCTGCGACTGGTGCGCGAATGGGCCATCGAGCACAAGCCGGAGAACATCACGGACTGCCCCGGATGCGGCTCAGTGATCAACAAGAAGGTTGCAGTCTGCCGAGACTGTGGCTGCATCATCAACATGGATCTCTACAAGACACTTCAGTTTACTGGAGCTGTGGAACATGCTAGCAAGTGAAGTCATGGACGAAGCGGCGGCGCTGATGAACGACTCAGGTAAGCTGACGTGGGGCTACCCACAGCTTCTCCCATATCTGCAACGTGCATACAGAACGCTAGAGTTAAACCTCTTTCTTAACGGTGTGAGGTCGTTAAAGGAGGTCTCGCTCGTTATCCCCGTGGATGCCTACGCCAAGGAGATAACACTGCCGCAGGACTTCGTTCAACCTATCGCTGTCGGAGAACGGTCTAGAAATTCGACAGATGAATACGTAAACGTCACAGAGTCCGACTGGGATCAGGGATTCAAGTCGGACTACGTTCAGTTCTGGACGTTTCGAGAAGACCTGCTTAAGATTAATGCTCCGAATACAGATCGAGAAGTTCTCCTGCGGTATCGCAAAGGACTGGCTTCTCTTACGAGCGAGAACTCTAACATTACTATTCTTCTGTCGAAGCCTTATCTATCAGCAAAGACAGCCGCTAATGCCTCTGCATTCGGAGCGTCCAACCCAGAACGAGCGGGCATCCTGAACGGAGAGGCAGGTGACTGTCTTTCAATGCTGATCAATTCTGAAATACGGAACCAACAAGGGCAACGGTTCCGACGTCGAGCATACGGATCAAGCAGGCGCGCACGGCGCTTCTAGGAGAGACCTCATGCCACTCCGAAGAAAGAACATGAATGCAGAAGTAAAGAAGCTCGTTGACCACGAGATGCTCTTTACAATGCGAACAAGGTTCACCGCAGCAGATCTCGTCGTAGCTCCTGGCACGACACTTCTGCCTGCATTTCCAAACGCATCGTATCGACTTGTTGACCTCATGGCTATCGCTAACGGTGGCGCAGCCGGAGGTTTGACAAACATTATCGTTAGCGGAACTGTAGGTGCAGTTAAGACAACTCTTGCTACACTGTTACCCGCTAACTTGACGCAGTCAGCACTTCTTCGTCTGGGTGCGACTGGTGCGGCTCCCGCGGCAAACGGTGTGACGCTTCAACCGATGGACCCGTCAACGTCCATCATGATCGAGCGCACAGGCACAGCATTGACTGGTGCGACAAGCATCGACGTTATCGCGACGTATGCC